GGGGAGGTTGTTGTCGTTGGTGGTGTACGACGATCCGCTATGATTAGTTTGTCTGACTTGTCTGATGATAAGATGGCACACGCTAAAGCAGGAGCATGGTGGGATGGTCAAGGTCAACGAGCACTAGCTAATAACTCAGCTACGTATGCAGAGAAACCTAGCATCGGTCAGTTCATGCGTGAGTGGACTAGTATTTATGAATCACATTCAGGTGAGAGAGGAATTTTTAATCGTGATGCATCACAGAAACAAGCTGCAAAGAATGGCAGACGAGACAGTACTTACGACTTTGGTACGAACCCTTGCTCTGAGATCATTCTTCGCCCTTATCAGTTCTGTAATCTATCCTCTTGCATTGTTCGTAGTACTGATACTGTGGAGTCTTTGGAGCGTAAGATTAGGTTGGCTACGATTCTTGGAACTTTTCAAGCAACGTTAACTAACTTCCCCTACCTACGTAAAGTATGGCAGAAGAACACTGAAGAAGAAGCGTTGTTAGGTGTATCAATGACAGGCATTCTAGACAATGCTTTATTGAATAACCCTGATGATCCTGAATTACCTAAACGATTGGAGAGATTAAGAGATGTGGCAATCACAACGAATGCTGAACTGGCTGCAGCTGTTGGTATTAACCAGTCTGTTGCTGTTACTGCTGTTAAACCTGAAGGGACAGTTTCTCAGTTATGCAGTACTGCAAGTGGTATCCATCCTCAGCATTCTAAGTTTATATCAGACGTGTTAGGGCGGACAACAAAGATCCTTTAACACAGTTCATGATTCAGTCCGGCTTCGTAGCTGAACCATGTGTGATGAAACCTGAGAGTACTACAGTGTTTTCATTCCCTGTGAAGGTAGCTGATGGTGCGTTGTTACGTGAAGAGTTGTCTGCTATTCAGCACTTGAAGTTATGGTTGTTGTTCCAACGTCATTACTGTGAACATAAACCTTCAGTAACTATCTCTGTTAAAGAGAATGAGTGGATGGAAGTAGGAGCTTGGGTGTATGAACACTTTGATGAAGTAACTGGAGTATCATTCCTACCTATGGATGGTGGCACATATCGCCAAGCACCATACGAAGAATGTACTGAAGAGCAATATAATCAGTTACGCTTGTTAGTTCCGGAAGAAGTAAACTGGGATAACTTCAAAGAGTATGATGATAACGTAGAAGGTGCTCAGACGTTGAGTTGTACTGCAGGAGGGTGTGAAATATGAGCGTAGAGTTGAGTGTGATCCGAGGTTTATCCCTCGGTATTGAATACTTAAACGGTGATGATGCAGGTGATGAAGACGTATCAGTCTATGTCGTAATTGACTTAGGCTTTATACGTCTCCTATTCACCACATATAAACCAATTGTTTAACTAATGAAGAGGGCTTGTTCATCTGTTCTTCGGGTGACAAGTCCTTTCAATACCTTACCACCTGCCTTAGTCCATACTAAGAACTGTTCAGAAGCACCCTCAAAGTCACCACGATTAACTTTCATTCTCAAGGTACTGTTCTGTAAGTTACCTAATCCTACGTTGAATGAGAAGCTTACCAAGGCATCGAACTGTCCTTGAGTCAATGGTACTTTAATTAATCTCTCGACACCCTGTTCAAACCTGTTCAGGTCTTTCTTCAAGATGTCCATGATCTCATCGTTACTTAGAACCCTATCCCAACCTGCAGGAATAGGAAGTTGTTTTCTATCAGCCATTGGAACTTTAGCGTGTTGAGGGTCAATAACATGTCCTACTCCTATTGTCCATAATAATGCCGGACATTGATATGGTTTACTACGCACACCTTCGTGGTGCATAATCATGTGAATACACTTGTCGCTTACTTTCACTTCTTCTTATCCCAGTTTCTAGAACCGAACCAAAAGCCAATGATACCACCAAGCATTGCCATCTCGTCAGAAGAGAAAATCATTTCACTGATAATCTCTAGATCATCAACACCAGTAATTAAACCAGGCATTGTGAACAACTTATAGCACAACCAAAAGTTAATAAGCACAAGTTCAATAACAAACAAGTAAGTAACTGTAGGACGTACTGTACCTACGTAGTTTACTACCCATGTACTAGCTCTTTCCATTACCTTCTTGTCATGATCTAATGCAGCATTTTGCATCTGAGCAGCTGTCTGCATCTCTACTTGATCAGTACGAATCTCTTCCATCTTAGCTTGAGCAACGAAGCCTCGCTCCATCATCTGAATCTCACGTTCAGTTTGCATCTGAGCTAACTCTAATTCGTGCTTCTTGTCAGCTTTGTCTTGGAAGAATCCTAATAGACTAGGTAAACCTGATACTAATAGTCCACCGATTGTTGATATTAATGACAGCATACTTACTCCTTGTTATTTGCTAATGGGTTATCTAGTGCTCTACGAATCTTGCTGTCAGTTTCCTTACGCATCTCACGTAAGTCTTTATCTACTTCACGAGACATGTTCTTACTATCTCTTTCAACCTGCTCAACAACCTTCTCTAATCTGCGTACATCGTTCTTGATATCATTCTTGATGTCACGAGTATAATCATTTACCTTAGCAGTAGACTCTTCTAACGTAGCTAATCTCTTATCAAACTCAGTTAAGTCCGGAGCAACATACGTCTCGATCTTCTTCTGCATAGTCTGATAACCTTTAACAGCTTCAAACGCACCCCACAAAGTACCACCTACGATAGGAGCTACAGTAATAATAATCATCATGAGTTTATTAGAATACTTGAGCTTATATCCACCGATACTAAACTCATAATCAGGTTTCTTATTTTCTTCTGTACTGCTCATCTACCATCTCCTCGTGTGTTTTCTGACTACCTATAATCAAAGCATAGAATGCTCTGTTATTATCTTGTATTGGTTTCTTAACCAACTGCTTATACATCAAGTCTACAATCAATACTGGTTGAACTGGTTGTGGTATATCAACTATTACCGGAGCTGAAGCAGTGACTTCATTCTTCTGACTAGGCTTTTTAACCGTAGCAGTAGGTTTTGCATCTTGCTTCTTTTCCGCTTTCTGCTCCGTCTGTTGAGAAGGAGTGTTGGACTGTATGTTACTTGTCGTATTCGTGGCATTATTAACTGGTCTTGTAATTACTTCGTTGACAACTGGGTCAGACACGATAGGAGTTTCAATAGAGACTGTGCCTGTTGTACTGACTTGCAATACTGGTGCTGAAACAACTGTCCTTGGTGCTGGCACAATGTTAGCAAGTGCATAAGCTTCGTTGTATCCACTACATCTTCTGTCATACAACGCATTATTGCTGCATTGTTGATTGAAATAAGCTTCAGCATATCCTGGACAGGTTGAGTCATATAAACTATTCAATGAACATTGTTGTGTTAAGTATGCTTGTGCGTATCCAGGACAAGAACTATCATACAAAGGATTGATAGTACATTGTTGAACTCGATAAGCTTGTGCATAACCTGGACAGCCTATACTTGATAACGGATCTACTAAGCATCTATCACCAGTGGATTGTGTAATATACGATACAATTTCTGTACTACTAAACCCTGCTCCATGATAGTGCTGTGTATACTCACCTGCAGATGTATCACCTGTCCTACCTATTGTTACTGGTCTACCAGGACTAATGTTAACCTTCTCATAGTGCATACCTATGTAGCCACTAGGACGTATCTCAACACCAAAGGTATTTAGATTGTTTGGTCTACCGTATTCACTAATGTTTTCCCACATATATCTTTGATACTGTGGTGTACCTTCAGTTAAGAACCTGCCACTGTAGTTAAGCAAGTCTGTCTGTAGTGGCATGATCGCATAATTAAATGGACTACCTACTGACGTTTCGAGATTAAATCCTGTACAGCACCAACTATTGTTTGGATTAAGAAAGCCCACAACACCGTTACTGAACATATAAGACTCAGTAAACACACGACCATGATAAGGGAATGGAAATTGAAGAGGTACTCTAGCATAGCCATCATCCGATATGTTGTGTTGTAATACAACTTGTGCAGTTGCTATATTGCACCATAATGCAATTAATGCTAACCACCTCATTTTATCTTAGGTCTAGCAGGGATTAAGTTAGGATTAGCTAACCAATACTCCTTAGCTTCCTTACCTACGAATCCTTCTACTGGACAGTATGTACCTGCATCCCACATACCCCACCAATTAGCAGAGTCTTGACACATTACTGACACAGCAGCTGTCTTCATCTGCATATTGAATAGTGTTTCTGCCTTGATAATCATCTCACAGTTAGCATCACGAACTGTAGTACCCATTGAGATACCAAAGATTTGTGTTTGCACTGCAGCAGCTACACCACTAGAACACATCTTATTATTGATGGTAGTAATAGACGGTGAGATAGCTGAAGGAGGAGGAGACTCTACCTTAGTCTGGCTCTTAGATGTAGAGTCAGTTACGATAGGCTGTGCATAAGCTACACAGCCCATACAGAATAGAACTAAAGCAGCCCATAAATATAGTATAACTTTCATTAGTTTTTCTTTCTCGATTCTCTAGCTTCTTTGTCCCATTGATTAACTTGTACTAAGTACTCTTCTAATGTTTTAATCAATTGCTTTTGCTGATCTGTTCTTTGATTAGCAGTAGCAGCATAGATTTGTTTCTTAGCGTCTTCCAAGTCTTTCTTAATCATTACCCAGTTCTTAGAGCTTACTTCAGCAGGATCAAACTTGATCTGTCTGATACCTGTAGCAGTCTGTAGTCCACGTTCTGCTTCAGGTGCGTCTGTACGTGACTCACGCATGTTACCAAAGATACTTGGAGTTGTTGTAATCTGACCTGTTACTTCATCTTTAGTACGAGTACCGAAGATACCGCCCGGATTTAATCTATCAACTTCGTTAGCTAAGATAAAGTTAGATACGACGTGAGCAGTCTTAGCACCAATCTTCATACCTAAGAAGTCTACTTCCTGTCCTTCAAACTCTCTGATGTTCTTCTTACGGAACAAGTCATAGTTCATTAACAACTGAATAGGTTCTTTAAACACAGGGTTCAATGAGCCTGTAGCTGTAGAGATAGATGATGATACTTTACATTTCTCAAACGGACTCGTA